ATGGCGCTCACAGACCTCAAGGTCCGCACAGCCAAGCCTGCTGAGAAACAACAGAAGCTCTATGACGGCGGCGGACTGCTGCTATTGATAACGCCGGCAGGCGGCAAGCGATGGGTTCTCAAGTACCGCGTCGACGGCAAAGAGAAGAGCCTGGCGCTCGGCACGTATCCGGACGTATCGCTCGCGGAGGCACGCGCTCGCCGCGATAACGCGCGCGAAAAGCTTGCCGCAGGTATCGACCCGGGCGAAGCCAAGAAAGCCGACAAGCGCGCTGCGCAGCTGGCCGCCGCCAGTTCGTTCGAAATCGTCGCTCGTGAATGGTTTGAAACTCAGCGTGGCGGCTGGTCCGAGGTGTACGCAGGCAAGGTCATCAACTGCCTCGAAGTCGACGTGTTTCCTCGACTCGGCGCCCGCCCTATCGCGAGCATCGATGCTCCCGAGTTGCTGGCGATCATCCGCACCGTCGAATCGCGCGGGGTGCGCGAGACGGCCAAGCGGGTGCTACAGCGTTCGCGTGCCGTGTTTCAGTACGGCATCATGACCGGCCGCTGTACTCGAAACCCGGCAGCCGACATCGACGCGGAAACGGTATTGAAGAAGAGCACCGGCGTACAGCATATGGCGCGAGTGAAGGCGACCGAGATCCCGCAGCTCATGCGCGACATTGACGAATACTCTGGCGATCTAGTCACGCGGCTCGCCTTGCGGTTCATGGCGCTGACGTTCGTGCGGACGAAAGAAATGATACAGGCCGAGTGGCCCGAGATTGATGTCGACGCCGCAGAATGGCGCGTACCGGCCGAGCGAATGAAGATGCGTGACCCGCACATCGTGCCGCTTTCCCGGCAGGCAATTGACGTTCTGAAACAGTTGCGCGAAATCAACGGTCAGCAACGTTTCGTCTTCTACAGCGTACAGGGCCGGAGCCATATCTCGAACAACACCATGCTCTATGCGCTCTATCGGATGGGCTACAAGTCACGCATGACTGGGCACGGCTTCCGCGGCCTTGCAGCAACGGCGCTGCGTGAGCTTGGATACAGCCGCGACGTCGTCGAGCGTCAGATGGCACACGCAGAACGCAACCAGGTAACCGCAGCCTACGTTCACGCCGAGTATCTGCCAGAACGTCGCAAGATGATGCAACATTGGGCCGACCACCTCGACGAACTGAAGACCAGCACAAATATACTGCTGCAAGAAAACCAAATCGGCAAGACAGCTATTCGCAAAGAATTAATGACTTGATTATCGCCTCCGTCACATTGCGCTCAGAGCTCGACGCAGAAATGGTGAAACAGTCCGCTTGACGCCGAAAAATCGGGATCGATCGAAACAAGAATCGCCCCGGTTCGGCCATGGCCTACCATCCGTGGCAGTACGCGATAGAATGTTGGAGCGACTGCCAAGCAACTAAGAGCAATCGCCCGCGCTCCAATGATTCAACCAAGCTTCGATTTTCTACCTAGTCCAATACGAGGCTGAACATCCTCTTTGCCTTTCCCACTGGAATCGAGCTTGCTGCCAACGTATGTTTCGACATTCACGTCCGCCGCTTGCAGAACATCTATCAAGCTCTTGCGCAACTTCAAGTACTCTCGGCTGTCAGAATCAAATTTCGGCCTGGAAATGGTTGGATCTGGCGCGGAACTCAGGGAGTACCCATCGTCATCATCATTAACAGTAAAGCAGACACCCAGAGAATCGGCACACAATTTAAAAGTTTCGTTTGTCAGAACATCCGCGGGAGTGGGCCTAAGACGCCAATATGAAAGATCTCGAATCGCTTCCGATCCGATCATCTCTTCATAAAGCTCGGCCTCAATCTTCGCCTCCTTCGTACCTACAGAGGCAAGGATTTGTTTTGAAAGCATTTCGATTCTCTCATTCATCCCACCCAATGCTGCAAGAGTGTCGGATACCCGACGCTCCTCATTTCTAGTGTTCAAAAAATCGAACATCATCGCCGCCCATTGCTGACGCAAGTATGCCTCTATATCACCAAAATCCCTAAAAGGCACCAATGCATTGTTTATCGAATTCCCCCGCACCTCATCAATGAATTCAAATATTTTTGTAGAGTCAACGGATGGAAAATCCAGCTTTTCCAGATCTATCTCCGTGTTCTTTCTGTTCTTCTGATACAAATTGTGCTCGGCATACACACCACTTTCAACCAATGCAAAGACTGGTATTTTCAGCCGAACCGCCTCTCGGTATTCTGCATTTGTGATTGAGGTGTCGCTGTCGTGAAATTTTCCACCATAACGCCCCCCAATTATCAAGACAAAAAGTTGAGTATTCGGAATCTCCGTCAAACATGCATCATGAGTGTGCTGAATCGGATTGTAAAAGATTGACCCATCTTCGCTAAGAATTGGATCGTAACCCAGCGTTCTGACGAAATACCTGAGATTTTCACGGATATATTTCAAGTCATAGCACGTTGAGCTAATAAATACCTTAGGCGTTGCCATACTCTCCCCGCAGATTGTATAAATAAAGCAGTCGATATCTTTTATGGTGTGCGCTGCTCGATAGCGCACATTTTTGATTTTAAACTGTGGCAGCACCTTTTTGGCAACGAACTTGATGCCAAGGAGGCAGATTCACATTTCTATTTTCTTGTATGACACGTATCGACCCAACAGCAGACGTTACCGAAAACGAGATACGCATGACCGCTTCGGATTGAGGCGGCCGAGCAACCGTGACGTGCGTTCGGGGCAACGCCTGAGCAAACTGAGTGTCGTAGACGAGCATTATCCCAGTGCCACGACTGCCCTTCGCATCATCCAATGCCTGATTGCCGCACCTGTACAAAAAAACAGTATTCCAATCTACAATCAATGGCCACGGTGGCCATCTGACGGCACGCCAAAAGTCAAACCGCGCCTAGCTCGACGGGGCGAACGCCGGGTGCCCTACCCGGTTGGCGCGGTTCCTAAACAGGGCTTTGCTTCAGGGCTAGCAATGCGGGAGTTGGGTTCCTTTAAGCGATGGTTCACCGTCGCGCAGGCAGCATCAGTCTTGCGAGAATCGTTCGGCGAAGAGATCACGGAGATCGATGTCCTCGACCGCGTCTATGCGGGAGAGATCGCAGTGTGGTGGGACGCAACCGGACGATACGCAATGCCCATTGCCAGGGGTAGTCACTGCTTCGGCATAGTTCCGGATCAAACGATGCTCCCGCAACGACGCAGGCTTACTCCAGCTCAGCGGGAATTCTGGTCGCCACTTGCCGATCATGTCCGCTTGCTTGACGGTTTCCACCGTATTGCCGTCAACGCGAGGAAGGACCGCCAAGAAATCTTCGACGGCGATCGGTTAGGAAAAATTGAATTCGCGGACGGAATCCTACTGCTCGATCAAGACAACGACTCTCTGTTGCAGGTACTTCGAAGGATGCCTTCTCGGCCGGCAGGGTCAAACAACGCGCGGGATTTCATCGTCGATTTGGAGTTTCCCTCTCCGGATACGTTTCGAATCGGTAGCGCCGATCTCCGCAATCTGTTGAACGATGACCGCACCGGCACTGGCGCTTCTGCACCGTCCGATCTTGGAGATCGAGAGCGCGCGTCCCTTCACAAGCAAATCGGCGCTCTCGCTCTTGCTCTAGCGAGCGCATCGAATCGCTATAGGAAGGGGGACAATCCAAACTCGTCAAGAATTGCCGACGCTGTCACGGAAATTCTCGACGCCCTGCCAGATGCCAAGCGACAAGGCACGGGATCGTCATCGATCAGGGCCAGTATCAAGGCGGGCCTTAACCTGCTCAGCGAAGCCTGATCGATTTGCCAACTGGCACCGAGTTTTGCCAGCCGGCACCCGCATCGGGCGCAACATATTTAACTGCTGCCATGTTCAACAACCTTGTACGAGGTTTCCATCATGGCTGCCAATACAACTTCCGCACAATCGATCACCCAGGCGCCCACCACCCCGCCCCAAGCATTGCCGCTCGACGGATACTCGCGCTGGCAGAATCTCAAAGCGTTCGTGCCACTCTCGCGCGAGTCAATCCGGCTGCGTGAAATCGCCGGTCGTTTTCCGCGGCGCGTTCAGCTCGGCTCGCAGCGCTGTATTGCGTGGCCGAACCGCGAGATTCACCGCTGGCTCTCCGATCCCGCAAACTACCGTGCGGAGGTCTGAGCCATGCAAACAAAAAAAATGGCCGACCCGCAGGCCAGCCAAGACAAAAAGAATCTCAATTCGAACGCGAATGTTAACACGACGCTCGCCCAAAAGCCGCTCGGCAAAATCGATCGCGTGTTGCTCGAGTTGCGTCGCGGAATCTCGCTGAATCGTTTCGACGCTGAGCGCATGGGCGACCACTGCCTGAATACGACGATCTCGACGCTGCGCGCAGAAGGTTGGCTCATTACGGGCCAATGGGAAACCGTACCGACCCGCTTCGGCAAGACGGCCCGCGTGCTGCGCTACCGCCTGACGGGCTACAGAAACCCGACAGAGGTCGCCGAGGAAATTGCCGCGATCCTGGGCGAAGGCAGAGTCGCATGATGCCCACGCAGCTTTCCGAGGAATTGACAAAGGTACCCAAAGGGCCTACATTGGCCGTTCAGGTTCGCGCACTCCGCGAGGACCGCTTCTCCGAAAGGATGCCCATCATGAAGACTTACCTTCGTGCGCGCCTGCTCGCGCCTCAAAAAAATGATTACCTACACTCCCCCCTCGCCGGAAGACATGGAGCGCCTCAAACAGGAGCTCGGGAAAAGCAGCACGGAAATGGCGGAGCTGTTCGGCGTATCGACCGGCCGTCAGTGGCGGAAGTACATGGCGGCGGATGCGAACAACAGCCGGGAAATGGGTATGCATATGCTGTTCTTCGCGATGGCTCAGTTGGAACTCGATCCGCAGACATTCGAACGAGTGCTAGCGCGAATGCGAGCGTGCGGTGCAACGGTCGAAGTGGACAAGTCATAACGCATACCAGTCATGTCGACAGCGGTGCGCTCACCGCAGCGCCCAGCGCCACTGATGAAGCAACGGAGGTGCGCGCATGAATCCAACCGCACTCGAAATCATCAATCGCGCACTGCGTGATGCCACGGTCGCGCCGACCGTGTTCGACGCTCTCGACCTGCTCGGCTCGGCAATGTGCCAGCTCGCCGAACTCTGCCGTCAGGAAGAGGTGTCGCATGGCTAAGTTGCTCATCGACGGTCAAGCGCTGGAAGATCTCGGCGGCAAGCTCCAACAGCTTGAAGAGCTGTTCAACGTGATCCAAAGCGAGGCACAGATCACAATGCGCGCATGCGTCATGTGCGACATTGGCCGTGACGTTGCTCAGCGCACCGCGATTGAGCTTAGCGAACTGCGCATGGCTTCGCGTGCGGAGGTGTTGGTATGAATATCGACGCCCGCCATCAACTCATTCGCGACGCGCAAGCATTGTCCGCGCTCACGATGGGCCTGTGTGTCGCCCGCCATCAATTCTTCGAGGCGATGAACGAAACGCGTATCGATGCGTTCTTCGACATGCTGCGCACGCTAGCCGAAAAGGTCGAAATCGGCGTGGTGGAGGTGTCCGCATGAGCAAGGCCACAACGAAGCAAAGCCCCGAGCTCGCCCTCGTCGAAACCCTGCTCGACTGCGGATCCGCTGCTCATTGCATCAAGTGGCTTTTCGAGAAGTACGACGATGGCGAGCATGAATGGTCCATCGAGACGATTCGCCTACTCACGTCGGTACTCAGAACCAAGCTGAGCGATGCGCTGGAAACGGCCGAATCAATCGAAGCGGAGGCACGCCATGCTTGATAGGCGACCTGACGCCGCCGGCCTGCTGTCGTTCTTTTACGGTCGCTTCGACATGAAATCCGCCTCGACCGAAGAACTCGAATTTCTCTCGTCCGCAACAGCTCCCGATGAGGCCGGCGCCTTGCGCGATACGCTCGACGGAATCGCAAACTTTGTTGCCGAGGACTTGAGGAAGGAGCGCGGGAAACGCGTCGGCTGTTTCCAAGAAAGCACCGTGCCCTCCCTCCTGTGGACCATTGCCCGACAGGTGGATGCGATCGGACAGATGGCCTTCATCGCGAGCGAGGCCGATTATGAATTGCGCGACCGGGCCGTCCGCGTCGCAACAGATTCTTCGCGGCGACACACCCCTAAGCAATCCTCACAAGGCACGGGAGGCGCATGAGTACATACGACAATGATCGCACCGTGTTGGAGGTACAGAAAAACGCCACGCAGCGTATCCGCATCGCCCACCACTGGCACATGGGCCGGAGGTATATCGACGTGCGCCTGATGGTTGTCGACCGAGTCGGCGACTTCGTTCCGACCCGGCAGGGAATCAGCATCCGCCCCGAGCTGCGCGCGCAGATCATTCAAGGGCTGACGCTGGCCGCACGGGAGGGCTGATGGCAAAGAAAGCGTGGTCCGATCCGCTCGGGCCGCACGTTCGAATCTATCACTCGCTGCTCAATACCCCAGCGTGGCGCGTTCTCGGCCCGTCTGCAGTGAAGTTGTACGTAGATATGCGAATGACGCTCAACGGCTCGAACAACGGCAGCATCGGGGCTTCCCTGTCGCTGATGAAGCATAAGGGATGGACGGCCCCGACGACGCTCGCCAAGGCGCTGTACGAGCTGCGTGCGCTCGGTTTCATTGCCGTGACGATCGAAGGCGGCTTGCGGCAAGGTAGCCGCGTGCCGTCGCTCTACCGCTTCACAGACGTGGAAGTGTACGAGCAGCCGAAAACCGGCGTACAGGCGATAAAGGCTACTCACGACTACCGGGCTTTTGCGTCGGTACGTGAAGCCGAGCGAGCGCTCACCGAAGGATTGGAAAGACTTCGAACGGAGGGAAGGCAGAAGCAACAGAGCAGGAAAAAATCCCCTGTACAGAAACCGTACCCGTCCAATACAGAAACCGTACCCGAACCGCAGAATTTCCAGTACAGAAACTGAACAGGGAGACCCCTTTCCAGTACAGAAAACGAACAGGGAGCGAAAACGCCCGGAGCGCCCGTTTCATAAGGGGTTTCGGGCGTTTTTTTATCATTTTTCGGCCTCGTAATCCCCTGTACAGAAAATGTACTGCTTTATAGTATTGCCATACCTACGAGTTTTTCCGGAGCGTGCGATGGATGCTACGCAAATCATGTATCCCTGCATTTCATGCGGACGACAGTTCCAGTTCGGCCCACATCGTTACGATGGCAGGGTCGCGAAACTCTACGGCAATGCGCCAGTTTGCAACACGTGTTGGAACGCGAATTTCGACGGATGGGGTCCATCAGTCCAATCGAATCTGCTCGCCGTGCTCAAGGAAATGGGACTTCCGGTACCTCCTCGTAACAAGAACGGCTGGCTTCCGCGCGGTGATTGATCCCGCCTCTGAGTTATCCACAGGGGGTACAAAATCGGGGCGCAAAGGGTGCAAAAACGGCACCCTTTCGGGCGAAATTGGGACTGTTCCGGCGGAAATTGGGTCTGTGTGACCGGTACAAATACGCGTCAATCTCCCACAAACCCTTTGCCCGCAAGGCCGTGCGCGAAAGGGTGCAATCCAGCGCAAGGAAAAGGGTGCAATATTCGACACCTTCCAAATCTCACCCCTCTCCCCCGGTAAGGCTCACTTATCCCCCCGGTAAATGCCGCCACGCGTCGCTGAAACGTTACGGTAACGATCCCCCTCCTCTCCGCCTCGCCTGTTGTAAACGTCCGCGATGTGACAGATAATTGCTTGAAATCCATAATTCGAGCAATTAAATGCAATCCAGAGACATACCTCTGGCTACTACTGCGCCTAAGTCCAAGCACTGCCCCATCGAGCAAATTGATGCGACTGTTGCGCACGCGCTGGCCGCGCGCGGCGAATTGGAGCGAATCCTGTACTGCTGGATCAGCGCGGGCACGATGCGCACGCAGCCGTCACGACGATTCCTGCCGCTGTCTCCGCCGAGGTCGACGCGATGAGCGCACGTGTCCAACTGCGCACGCGTGGCAGCAAGTGGATGAAGATCCGCGCCCGCATCCTCCAGCGCGACCCCATCTGCGTGCTGTGTGCTGATCAGGACGTTGTGCGCGCGTCGGCTGTCGTGGACCACATCAAGCCGCTCGAGCATGGCGGCACCGACGCGGACGACAACCTCCGCGGGCTGTGTGCCGATCATCATGACCAGGTGACGCGACAGCAGTTCGGCCATCGGGAGCGGCGCAAGGCGTTCGGGCCTGACGGCCTGCCGCTCGATAGCAGTTGGTCGTGACTTGCGACAGCAGCCGTGGGGGGCGGTCGATTTTCCGCGCTACAAAGCCCCGGAAACCGACCGCCCCCTTCGCTTTCATAAACGTGGACAAAAAAGGTAAAAAATGGCTCAACGCGGACGGAAATCCGCAGCATCGATCGTAACAGCGACAGCCGCGCCGGTTGCGGCCGAACAGCGCCTTGCGGCACCCCTCCACCTGAGTGACGGCGAGAGCACGGTCTGGACGGAGGTCGTCAACGATCAACCGGCAAGCGCGTTCACCGCGACCCATGCGCCGCTGCTCGAAATGTACTGTCGTCACGTCACGAATGCTCGCGTACTGGCAGAAGAGGTTTTGAATTTCGAACGCGCATGGCTCGCGGACGACGATGGTCTGAAACGCTACGACCGACTGCTCGCAATGTCGGAGCGCGAGAGTCGCGCGGCCTCGTCGCTTGCGACGCGACTGCGCATCACGCGGCAGGCCGTCGAGCATCCGACGACAGTAGGTCGTTCACTGGCGAATCAGAAGAAGGCAAGGAAACCATGGGAACTCCCCGCGTAAAGCGCGTCTCTCGCGGCGAGCGCAACATCCGATGGATTGAGGAACACTGCCGCATCCCTGAAGGCCGACTCGTCGGGCAGCCCGTCAAGCTCACGAAAGAGCAACGCGGCTGGATCAAGCGAATCTACGACACGCCGACGCGCACATTCATCCTCTCGATGGCACGCAAGAACGCCAAAACGGCCCTCTCAGCGTTCCTCGTATTGCTTCACCTCGTCGGCCCGGAGGCGCGGCCGAACAGCCAGCTATACAGCGCAGCGCAATCCCGCGACCAGGCGGCCGTGCTGTTCGAACTCGCAGCGAAGGTTGTCCGCATGTCCGAGGATCTGTCGCAGTACGTCACCATCCGCGACACGGCGAAGGAGCTGCTGTGTCACGACCTCGGCACGATCTACAAGGCGCTGTCGGCCGACGCTGCGACGAAATTCGGCCTGAGTCCCGCACTCACGATCCACGACGAGCTTGGCCAGGTCAAAGGCCCGCGCTCCCAACTTTACGAGGCACTGGAAACGGCAAGCGCAGCCCAGGAAAGCCCGCTGTCGATCGTCATCAGTACGCAGGCCCCCACCGATGGCGACCTGCTCAGCCTGCTCATCGACGACGCGCTCAGCGGCGCCGATCCGCGTCTGAAGGTGGCGCTCTATACCGCGCCGCTGGACATGGACCCGTTCAGCGATGAGGCGATTCGGCTGGCGAACCCGCATTTCGACGTATTCATGAACCGCGAAGAGGTGCGTCGCATGGCGTCGGACGCGAAGCGCCTGCCGAGTCGCGAGTCGGCCTATCGCAACTTGGTCTTGAATCAGCGCGTCGAGGCACGCAATCCGTTCATTGCGCGCGCGATCTGGATGGAGAACGCAGGCGAACCGGCCGAGCTGGACGGCGAGGACGTTTATGGCGGCCTCGATCTATCGAGCGTGAGTGACCTGACGGCGCTAGTGTTGCTGTCGGAGGCCGGCGACGTTCATCCGACATTCTGGCTCCCGGAGGACGGTCTCGAGGCGAAGGCGCGCGCCGATCGCGTTCCCTATGACGTGTGGGCGCGTGACGGCTTACTCCAGACGACGCCAGGCAGCGCCATCGAATACGAATTTGTCGCCGAGCACCTTCGCATCGTGTTCGATCGCTGTAACGTGCGCGCGCTCGCGTTCGACCGGTACAACATGCGATTCCTGAAACCGTGGCTTGAACGGGTCGGCTTCACGGATGAAGAGTTGAGCCGGTTCGTTGAATTTGGCCAAGGCTTCGTTTCCATGTCGCCAGCTATCCGCGAGCTAGAAGCGCGGCTGCTCGCGCGCAAGCTCCGACACGGCGGACACCCCGTCTTGCAAATGTGTGCCGTGAACACGGTCGCCGTTTCCGATCCGGCGGGCAACCGCAAATTCACGAAACAGAAATCGACGGGCCGCATCGACGGCATGGTGGCTTTGGCGATGGCAGTCGGCGCCACGCAACAAAATGCGACAGAATCCGAAATCGAGCCTCAAATGTTCTTTATTTAGCCTTGACATTGGCACTTTATGCGTGATAATGGCAATATTCACGCAATCAAACGCCAATGAATCGACAAATTTCGAAATTTATCACCAAGCAAACCGCGAAGGCTTCGAATAAAGCGTTCTCGCGGTTCGAGGTGAAGAACCTCGACGACGGTTCGCGGGTGCTCAAGGGCATCGCCTCGACGCCGACGCCGGATCGCGTAGGCGATACCGTCGTTCCAGAAGGCATCCAGTTCAAAACGCCCTTCCCACTGCTGTGGCAGCACGACCCGAGCAAACCGATCGGCACCGTCAACAAAATGACGATCACCGCGGCCGGCGCAGAGGTTGTAGCGACGATCGCCCCGCCCGGCACTGCCGCGTACATCGACGAGGCATACAACCTCATCAAGGCCGGCTTGGTTCCGGGCCTGTCCATCGGATTCCGCCCTCTCGACGCCGTGTACGACAAGGCGACGGGCGGCTTCCTCATCAAATCCTGTGAACTGTTCGAACTCAGCGCCGTGACGATCCCGGCAAACGCTGATGCGGCAGTTCAATCGATCAAGGCGCATGACAAGTCCCGTGCGGGAGCGCCCGTCGTGCGTTTGAGTGCTCCCACCATCAAGGAATCCGACATGACCATTGCTGAACGACTCAAGGCTCTCGCGAAGAAGCGAGCGGAACACATCGCACGCAAAAAGGCGCTGATGGACGGCGCTGACGCAGACGGTGGCCGCACGTTGAACGAAGCCGAGTCGACAGAATACGACCAGCTCGACGCCGAGCTGAAGTCGCTCGACGCCCACGAAACGCGCCTCAAAGAACAGCAAGCGATCGAAGCCAAGTCGGCCGTTCCAGTCGCGGGCGGCCCGGCGGCGCACTCACCCGTCATCGTGACGCCGAACGTCACCAAGGGCACGGCGTTCACGCGCTACGCAATCGCACTCGCCCGCTCGAAGGGCAACCTCATGCAAGCGGCCGAGATCGCGAAGCAATGGAAGGATTCGACGCCGGAGGTTGAAACGGTGCTCAAGGCGGCCGTCGCCGCCGGCACGACGACGGACCCGTCGTGGGCCGCGCCGCTCGTCGAATATCAGAACATGGCCGGCGAGTTCATCGAACTCCTGCGCCCGGCTACGATCGTAGGTCGAATCGAAGGCTTCCGTCGCGTGCCGTTCAATATTCGCGTTTCCGGCCAGGCAACGGGGTCGTCGGCCGGCTGGGTCGGCGAAGGCAAGCCCGCGTCGGTGTCGGCGCTGGCGTTCAACACGACGACGCTCGGCTTCTCGAAGGTGGCCGGCATCGTCGCAATCACGGAAGAGCTTGCGCGTTTCTCGACGCCGAGCGCCGAAGGCATCGTTCAACAGGATCTCATTTCGACGATCAGCCAATTCCTCGACGGGCAGTTCATCGACCCGGCTGTTGAAGCCGGCGCGAATGGCCTGTCGCCCGCGTCGATCACGAACGGCGTCAAGGCGATTCCGGCATCCGGCACGGATGCGGAAGCCGTGCGCGCAGACGTAAAGAAAGTGTTCCAGGCGTTCATCAAGGCCAATCTGTCGGTCGCAGGCGCGGTCTGGATCATGTCGGAAACGACGGCTCTCTCGCTCTCGCTGATGCTGAATGTCGTGGGCCAACCGGAGTTTCCGGGCCTGACGATGGCCGGCGGCACGTTCTTCGGTCTGCCGGCGATCCTCTCGCAAACGGTCGGCGACAACATCGTTCTCGCGAAGGCGAGCGAAATCCTGTTCGCGGACGATGGCGGCGTAACGCTCGACGTGAGCCGTGAAGCGTCCCTGCAAATGGATAGCGCACCCGTCGCTGGCGCTACGGAACTGGTGTCGCTGTGGCAGAACGGCTTCATCGCCATGAAGGCCGAGCGGTTCATCAACTGGAAGCGCCGCCGGCTCGAAGGTGTTCAGTACATTTCCGGCGCAGCCTACGGCGACGCGGCGACCGACGGTGCGTAAGCGGAGAACGCCATGCAAACCTATGAGGTAGTCGTGGCGTTCCCGTATGCGGGGCGCACACGGCACGTCGGCGAGCGGATCGAGGTCGGCGACCCGAAGCACGTCGAGCTGCTGATTCTGCTCGGGAAGATCCGCGAGCCGGCGGCGAAGCGTTCGACGTACAAGCGCCGCGACATGCGGCCGGAGGGCTGATGCGGCTTTTCTCGTGGATGCGGAAAGCCGCCCCACCTGTTCCGGTCGGCGGCGGCGGTGCGATTGCCGGTGTCGTGCGCGAGCCGTTCCCAGGCGCATGGCAGGCTGGGATGGGTGTCGATAGCCGTCACGACCTGCTCGCGTTCTCGGCCGTCTACGCGTGCGTAGATCGCATCGCATCGGACATTTCGAAGCTCGGCATCCGGTACGTGAAGCAGATCGGCAATATCTGGCAGGAGGCCAGCGCACCCCGCTTCACGGGGCCGCTGCGCCGGCCGAACCCGTATCAGAACCGAATCCAGTTCGTGAAGGCGTGGCAGGTGTCGAAGCTGCTTGTCGGCAACACGTATGTATTGCTCGTTCGCGACATGCTGCGCAACGTGATTGCGATGTACGTGCTCGACCCGACGCGCGTTGTTCCGCTCGTCGCGCCCAGCGGTGCGGTGTTCTATCAGGTCGCCGCCGATCCGCTACGCGGCCTGCCCGAGAAACTCACCATCCCGGCGTCGGAGATCATCCACGATCGCGGTATCTGCCCGTGGCATCCGCTCATTGGTGTATCGCCGATCGTGGCAGCAGCCGCGGCCGGCACGATGGGAAACCGTATCCAGCAGAACAGCCGGAAGTTCTTCGGCAACATGTCGCGGCCTGGCGGCATCCTGTCCGCGCCCGGCAAGATCAGCGACGAAACCGCGAACCGGCTGAAGACCCATTGGGAAACGAACTACGGCGGCGAAAACGCAGGCCGTTTGGCTGTGGTGGGTGACGGGCTGAAGTACGAAACCGTCATGATGACCGCGACGGATGCTCAGCTCGTTGAACAACTGCGTTGGGCCGTTGAGGACGTCGCACGCTGCTATCACGTCCCGCTCTACAAGATCGGTGCCGACCCGACCGGCTCCAAGACGGCGGCCAACATCGGCGCGCTCGAACAGTCGTACTACACCGATTGCCTGCAAGCCCCAATCGAAGAGCTCGAGCTCTGTCTCGATGACGGCTTCGAAGTCCCGGACGGTCAGGGGTTTGACGTTGATGTGCGCGGGCTGTTGCGCATGGATCCGGCCGCGCGATATGACGCGCACTCAAAAGCCGTAGGCGGTGGCTGGATGGCCCCGAACGAGGCGCGCGCTGCCGAGAACATGGCGCCGGTTCCGGGCGGCGATACGCCCTACCTCCAGCAACAGAATTACTCGCTGCGTGCGCTCGCCGAACGCGACAAGAATCCAGCGCCGAGTAGCGCCACGGCGGCCAGCATGCCTGAATCAACGGAGCCAACGAATGGCAATTAAGCAGCTCGTCTCATTCAACCGCGCGCTCTCGCATCTACGCGTCGAAGCCGGCGACGATGACGACGCGATCAAGGATCTGATCGACGCTGCCAGCGACATCGTTGTGGATTACCTGAAACTAAAGGAAATCCCCGACAACTGGGCGCTGGAAGACGGTAATACCCCGAGCACAGTGCCTGGTCAGGTGCGCTCCGCCGTTCTGCTCGTACTCGGCACCCTATACGACGACCGCGAAGGCTCGACTGACCCGCTCACACCGGCGGTCGAGTCACTTCTTATGCGCTCGCGAGATCCAGCCGTGGCTTGACCGTCGGAGTTGGTACACGCGAGCCGCTTTGAAGCACCTGCCTCGTCCGCCCCGGCACTACCGTTGAAAGAGGCATGCTCCCAATCTATCCGTCCCGGCACGGATTCCCGACGACTTCCAGACTGCTGCGGCGAGATTAATTCAGCCGTCCATGCCCATGTGTTGCGAAAATGCAACACCGGCACGATCTCCGCGTAAGCCAATTGGTTGACAAGCCTCCAAATCGGCATATACTTCACCATGTAAGCTGATTGGCTTACAGCTTAACCGAGAGGACGACATCGACACCTAGGCGTCGAACACTGGAGAACTTGTGATGAAGCTTACCCCGTTCGGACTTTGCGTAAGAAAGCTCCGACTGGAACTGGGGCTTACGTTGAAGTCTATGGCTGATGCGCTTGGCGTCAGCTCTGCTTATTTGAGTTCGATCGAACTGGGCGATAAACAACTGACCGCGAAGATCGCGGAAGACTCGCTTCGGTTCTTTCAAGGGAAATTGACGAAAGAGCAGTGGAACGAGCTGCAAGATTCGGCTGCGAAATCGGTCGACATCGTGCCCGTCTCGTCGCTCGGTGGGGACGAGAAAGTGTTGGTTGCCGCCTTTGCGCGACGATTGACGGAGGGTGCTGGGGTTCCTGATGAAGTGATGAATTGGCTGAGACGCGAGGTCAAAAATGGTCGTTCTGAGTAGTCAGGGAGTCGGGCCTAAACGCCCGTCGGGGTACAAAGTCGCGCCGCGCAACCGCGTGCAGTTGCGCGCGGTTGCGGACGAACTTCGCCCCATGCTTGTGAGCGAAGGCTGTTTCAAAAGCGATCCCTTTTATCTCGATGCGAGTCATCTGCTGGAGAACGTGTTGCACCGCGCGCAGTACACGTTTCACCCGGATGACTCGCCCGAGCTTGTCGAGACTGCCGCTTTCGCGATTCCAGAGCGCAAGCTCATCGTGATCCGAGCGGACGTCTACGACAAGTTGTCTGAAGGGAGCGCGTTTTCGCGGTACACGGTTGTCCATGAGTTCAGCCACATCGTGCTCGATCACGCTGTTACTCTGCACCGTGGCGCGGTGCTCGGACAACACGAATGGTGGGAAGACAGCGAGTGGCAGGCGAACAATCTGACTGCCGAATTGCTAATGCCGGTCGCAGTTGTCCAGGCTCTGGGAGGAAATTCGCAGCTGATTCAGCAGCGATGTGGCGTAAGTGCGCCAGCTGCCGAGAACCGATTGAAGAACCTGCGGAATGAACGGCTGATTTGA